TTAATCATGCTTTGTTGTTTCAGCAAGTGGTGTGTTCATATACAGGTCACGGGATCGTTGACGCAACGTATCTTGATTGTCGTCGATATCTTCTTTCGTGGAACCACCTTTAAAAATCCAACCAATCATCGATTTTTTACGCTTATTGGCGCCACTATTGGCATAACCTGAATTTATAATTTGTAGTCGCTTGCGAGCACCTGCACGCTTCAATGCTCTTTCAGGCGAAACAACCTCGATCGCTTTATCCAATAAGTTCACTTGTCACACCCCCTACAAATCACGCGGCACAACACGTATCACTCGTCTACGGCTTCGACCAAGCTCTCGCATTTCAGCTAGTGCTAACTCGCTTCTCCAAAACTTTATTTGATCCCTTACTTGCGCCAAATTTGCACGGTCAAAACGTCTATTTTCTAACGAATAACTCTGATTAATGGCGATTTTCTCCTCCGCTTCCAACCAAATAGCTAACCTTTCTCTACATTCATCAACCGTAAATGCCATCTTCTACACTCCTTTAGAAATCACTCTCCGCTTACGTTTTTTCCGCCTCGTTGTTTGCGTATAAATGTTGCTCGTTAAATTATGTTCTGCAAGATAGTTCAAATCCGGATTTAAAATACGTAAAGCAGCTGTTGCATAATTTCGTATATCAAGCGGTTCATTGCGTATATTAGAAGAACGTTTCACCCATTCAATCCGCGGAACACCTTTGAAAAAGCGTGTCACTTTTCTTTCTGCCGTTAAGCCAATAAAAAAAGCCTCGTCATACCCTTTATCCGCTTCTAACGGAAAATGGCAATAACCAGGCTTATCTTCGTATTTATTTTTCAATCGGGAATAAATTAAATCCTTCCCTTCATTGACGCCAAGCGTAAACAAATGTACTTGTTGTCTCCCTACTTTTGACGGTTTATTAATATACGGGACGCCATTACCGCCCTTTCCTTTAATCGCAAATACTCGGCGATGCTCCCTGTCTTTACAAAAATCATAAACCTCACTTGTATAATGCCCACCTGAATCCACACAAGTGGCAGCAACACAAAGCTTTACACCGTCGTTCCGTATATAATCCTTTAATAAAAATGCATCAACTTGATTCCATACAGCTTGCTGCGCTGGATCTCCGTAAAAGATTTTATAAGCTATTCCCCAGGAAATTTCATCCACTCCCCAGCCAACAACCTCCACTTCTAAACGATCATCTTGCACATCGACACCCGCTGTCAGTACTAATACATCCTTAGGCACTTCACAATCATAACGAACACGTCTTGAAACAAGCTTCGTATGGTCTTGGTCATTGGTCTTTTCCTCCCAAGATTCCCCGAGCGTTGTATTGACCCACGTTTTAAATGTTTCTAGCCCTTTACGCTTCGCTTCTTTAAATTCTGCAATAATCTTTGCCCAATTCTCCCAAGGTGATGCTAGTGCATTCAGATGAAAACCTCGCTTCGATGCTTCAGGATTTCGCGCAATCCATTTACCAGGACGTGACTTCCACTCCACTTCGTTATGTTGTGCCTTACAATGCACACATTCCATTGTCACCGTCTGAAAACGAATTTGTGGCCAACTGTAAGGTTGAAATAACCCACAACTCGGACAAGATACACACCATTGTTCCATTGTGCTTTCCTCATATTCAGCTTCAATTCTCGATGCACCTTTTATAGTAGGTGTCGATACTGATACCCATTTACTGTTCCAAAAAGTCTTTGTCCGCTTCTGCGCAAGTGCTAACGGATCTCCTTCTGCACCTGCAGATGCTGGGAACCGGTCTACCTCGTCAGCAAGAATTAATCGAACTGGACGAGAAGAAAGACTTGCAGGTGAATTGGCACCAACAAGCGTTAAATGACCACCAGGAAACTTCTTTTGTAGCAACGTATTATTTCCATCCTTCGCCTTTGGACTATTAATTTTCTTTGTTAATGTAGGTGTATCACGTATCATGGCGGCTATGCGGTCTTTTGAATAGGCCTCCGCCATTTCAAGCGTTGGCTGCATTAAAAGCATTGGAGACGGATCATAATCGATATAGTAACCGATAATATTGTTTAATATTTCGGATTTCCCAACTTGGGCAGAAGACATCACAACAATTTGGTCAACCCCTGGATCATTGACTGCATCCATAATTTCTCTTTGATAGGGTGCACGCTCCGTATTCCATCGACCATGCTCAGCTGACGATTCCTTGGATAGCACACGATGCTTATCTGCCCATTGCGATACCGTAAGCTTTGGAGGAGGTGCTACTAAGCTAGCAATTTCTTTAAACAGGCTCATTGTCTGTTTTTGGACCATCTTCATCACCTTCCAATTCTAATTCAACATTATCCTCTGTAAAATACTGTGCTGCATCATACTCAGCAAGCTCTGCTAATGCCTCATGAATATCTCTTTCTAGTAATGCTTCTATCATTTTCGGGTCATCCTTACTTGCTAAAAGTAACGCTGACTTCGAGGGGAGCGACAACATCTTCGAACGAAACGCCATGACCATGTGATTTTGAATTTTCTCCACCTCATCTGCCTTATGCATTTCTCGTTTTAGATGCGCCAACTCAATTTCAGCCTTCTCCCGTTTCGCCTTCTCATGCAGCCATTTCTCATAATCTAAGGATTCCATCACCTTGTTCTCATCAATGCCATCAAAGGACATTTTCAAAAATGTAATGTAGCGACTGACGGTATCGATCAGATCATAGCGGCCATGAGCAACACGCGCAATCACACCTTCTTCAACTAAATAACGAACATTTCTTTCTGTCATATTAAACATTTTGGCAATCGTTTTCGTATTGACAATCGTTCGATCATCCAATTTCGTTTTCGCAGTCACTCATGCACTCACCTCACAAAATTAACAGGATGGAAGGAACGCCTTTTTTCACACTTTATCTAGCGCTTTTTCGGGCCTCGGAGACCCGCAGGCTGGCGTTCTTGGGTAGAAGAACCTAACAGTTTTTGGAATGATTTTGCATTTCAATGTCCTAATAAAAAAACGACACCTCGACATCGCATCGAAGTATCGTTCACTCATTCCATTAACTTACATTTGTTACACACTAATATATTAACACATTCAAAAACAAAATCTCTGCCACTATTCTGCCAACATTACGCCACCCATTTACTACCATTTCTAATAATTGTCATTAACCATGAATTTTCACATTAACATATCTTATATTCTGTTAAGGTGCATAAAGTGTTAAAAAGCTAGATTTCTCAACACTTTACACGCCATTAAGATTACGAGCTTTACATGTCCTTATTTTGTAAATGTCTTTAGTGTGTGAAAGTGTTAAACAATTTTAGAACTTGCTCCATTTCCTAAAATAAGCAAAATAAAAATAGCACCAACTTATCAGTGCTATTTTAAAATTTCAAACGTTTATTTAATTTTTGATATGCTTGATCGATGGCATCTTGATTTACACCAATATATTTCAATGTAATATAAGGAGCTGAATGATTGAAAATATCTTGCAGCAAGGCGACATCTTTCTCTTCTTGATACACATGATAACCAAAGGTCTTACGTAACGTATGTGTCCCTATTTCGTCCAAGCCATTAGCCAAAGCAGCTGTACGTAAAATCGCATATGCCCTTACTCTTGTAATTGGTTTATTTTTACCTTGGCGTGATTTGAATAAATACTCCTGGTCTTCTTTGTCCTCAATATATGGAGAGAGCACTTTTTGCAGTTCTTTTAAAATTGGAATGCGTTTTGTCTTATTCTGCTTCTTTTTCTGAACCTTTGACTCTTTAATAAACAACACTTGCTTATGACGAACATCTCCTACCTTTAAACGCAAAATATCGCTTATTCTTAGCCCAGTATAAATACCAAAACAAAAAAGCAATTCATCACGTGGATTGTCTTGCAACGTTTTACGAACTTCACGAATCTTGTCTACATCACGTATTGGCTGGACAAAATTCATTGGCTCCTCACCTCATCCCCCTCATATACTTCTACGTGCAATGCTAATGCCAATTTATACAATGCTTGTGCCTTAATACGATAAAACGTTCGCTCACTAATATGAAGCTTTTTTGAAATTTGATAATTAAACATAGGTGTTTCCTCTAAACAAGCCATTACAATAATCTGTCGCTCTTTTTGCGTAAGCTTATAAAATGCACGATTAAATCTTTCAAAAAAGGCTTTCGCTTTCTGGTAGTGCTCTACATTTCGAATTGCTGCTTCTTCAACTTTTGAATGGAATCCTCCACTGTAAGATGGCATGTTTAACGTATAATTCGCAGTAATAGTCGGTAACAAATCCTCCGGTGTCGTTAGTTGATATGTTCGATATTGTCGTAAAACCTTTTCAATGGCTTTTTGTGTTGCCTTGCCATCAATATTTTTTAGAATATCCACTATCATTCACTCCTTTGGTTAAAAAATAAAAGGAGGACAACAAATGGCAACAGTTGTAGCTGCTATCCATTGTTGTCCTCCAGTGAGCTGGTAGAACTATACAATTATAGTGTAACTCTTATTATTTTCCTTTTCTTTCTCACTAATAATTAATTCAATTATGGATTTCAATAATAAAGCTCTATTTTTCATCCCTTTAAAACTATAAAAAATCATATGAATAATGATTAATGTGAATAATCCTGAATTTGCGAATTGGATAAGTAATGTTAAAAGCCCTAATTTACTTTCATTATTATTTATAATATTTATTGCACTAGTTATAAATAATCCTGAAATTATTACTGTAATAGTGCTTATTAAAATTTTTTTACTAATATCTGATAAAAAATAAAGGAAACCCGATTTTAGTTTTATTTCAATTGCTTGCCTAATAATATAGTAATCGTGTAAATTCGGTCCTACTTTCTCTATTACTTTCGCTTTAAACATTTTAAGATCAGCTAAATCATTATTTCCCTCTTTTTGATTTCCAACTATTTCATAGATAAATAAATCCGTATCAAATTCATCACCTAAGCGAATATATAACTGACGCTTTTTACTATTCTGTTCTTTCACTAATTTAAATTCACTATTATCCGAACTATCTCTAAACCCTTTTAAATATGGTCCTAGTAACAGTATTATAAATATTAATATTACTACTTGTGTAACTAATTTCCCCTGGTCTTCGTTAATAAAAATATCCAAAAAAAGTTGTATTACTATATAAATAATTGATAATCCAATATATGAAAAAAATACTTTACTCATATTTCCCACCCATATCCTAATATGTACTCAGTGTTTAATCACTTAAAAGGATACAATACATAGCAATAATTAATACATTGAACCTTTCAGAAAAAGTTTTGAGAAAAAACAATAATAAAGAACTTAATTACTTTAAATTGTATTTGTATCATCATTATTTAACATACTCTCTTTTAAAGTTATAGCATTTCTAACGTAATTTAAATAGACTACCCTTCTACTATCTGTTATGTACGTAAAAAAATGAAATAACGAAATAAATACTATTAAAAAAAATACAGCGTATAACATGCCATTGAAACCTAATCCATAAACTTGATCAAATAATTGGTTTACCTCTTCAATACCTTCTCCATTATTTATTTTAGCATCAATTAATTTCATGGCTACATTATTGAAATACCCGAATAATCCAGAAAATCCAATTCCAATAATTGAAAATAATATTACACATAATGATATGTAAATACTAAAAAAGTCTTTATTAAATCTAATCGAATTCTCGCTTGAGGACATTAAACCGTTTTCAAGATAATTTAATTCGACTTTAGAATGATTAATCGCTAACTCTTCAACAAAATTCATCTCATCAATCATAGTTTTTCCTACTAGACATTCTTTTTTTAATTTTCTCATGTAACTATAAGAACCCTTTGAATTTCTCTTAATACAATCTATCTGACTTCGATCCATTGCTAAAAACACCCCAAAATAAATTAATTTAATTACTGAATTTATATATACTTGAATATGCATTAAATATTTTTTATTGTTTTTTCATAGTATTTCTTCGTTTCTTTATTTCTTAAAATACAAGCCATTTTTACTTCTAAAACAGAAGACATTTTATTAATTATTTCATACATTTTATCATTTTCTAAAATATTATTTTCAAATTTAAACATCTGTTGATAAAATGCTGCCCAAAATATAGCTGCATCGTCAAACTCAATATCACTTTTAGGACCAACAATGGAAATAAAATCACTACCATGCATACCTACTTTTATATTTTCTCCACATACTGAACATGATGATAGAAACAACCTTTTTTTTAAACCTTTAACAGTAAACATATCTTTGAATTCCTTAAATGGATATGTATTATTTAGAGTCATAGCAATGCCATTTGCATTACCATGACATGATAAATGAAGGTATTTAAATTTAGATTTTTCAAACTGTTTAATCATAACTTGTAACTCTTCATTTGTCCGAATATAACGATAATCTACAGGTATTTCTACCATCTTTAATATTCTTCTTAATATTTCTCCTTCGAATCGTTCACTTTCTTCATCTTTTAATGATAAAGATTCAATAATAAATACACCATTAACTGTGTTATGTCTAATAATTATTCACACCTTTCTTTTTTTCAATAATTTCTAAAATATTACTAAAACTTATTCTATACGCATTAATCTCTACATAAATATTCCATTACCTAAGTCTTAGTTAGTACTATTATAACAATATAAATATTCCCATCAAGACTAATATTTTACTTCAAAACTCCTCCCCCTCATCAAACTCAACACGTCTCACCTTCCCTTGATACGTCACAATCTTTGTCTTAGCGTGTGCTGGGAGCTCGGTGAATTTTGCGATGCCATCGGAGAGGACGATGACGCAGTTTTCGGGGAGTTCCATGATGTCGATTTGTAGGATGCCGTCGTTCGAAATGACTAGTGGTTTTAATCGCATAAATGCTTCCCCCTTATGCTATAATGATACTACCGGTAGCAAGGGAGAAGCCTTTGCTCTATCAAAGCTATGGTTGCCGCCATAGCTTTTTTAATTAAACATGACTAAATTGCTTAACACTTGATAGCAACGTTCTTTTTCTTTAAAACATTCATGCAAACGATCATTTTCAATTTCGTAAAATTTAGCTGTTTTGCGAATGGTATGTTTGCCGATATGGATTTCTTCATCATCATGAAGCTGATTGAGTGCCTGATAAATAGGGTCCAGCGAAACGCCAATGATCTCATAAATATTCACATTATCCATTTTCATCCCTCTCTTTTCTTCAAGTTAAAGTCACTTTTATAACTCATCCAACGTCTTCACTAGCTCTTCATCTGACATATTGCGAAGCATTTCCTCTGCGTAGTTTTTGCGTAGCATGATAATGGCAATAATCTCTTCACGTTCTTGCTTAGACAATCCCTCTCACCCCTTTGTGCAAATCTAGACGATACAAGTTATATTGTCCTGCCGCTGCATGACCAAGATAGGCTGGAAATTGCACGATGGATTTGCGGTATTCTATCAGTGAAGTTTGTATATCGAAATCGGCAAAATACATCACCTTTGTTAATAATCGATGGGCTTCCGTAATGGTTCCTGGCAGTTCACCAAATAACGTTTGATGCAGCATGTTGACCTCCAGTGGATCACTAGCAAAGTAAAAAGCATATTGCGCGAAGCTTTTAACGACGTATAGCTTAATGTGGCCAATGCCAAGGACATTTCGATTGGTCATTTCCCGCACTGCCGCGTCATCATAGGCCACCTCTAGCAATTTACTAGAATCATCCTCCAACTGAATTTGTTGTGTAGACACAGCCCAATAGACTTGATGGGCAAACCAACACAATTCAAACTCTGTGGCATACTCCAAAACCTCCTTCACTGTGATAAAGTCGCTCATCTTGCAACACTCCAAGCTATATTGGACAGTCGGCCCGTGTCTTTTACATAGCTAGCAAAAACCGTCCCAGTTGGTCCATTTCGATGCTTAGCGATAATAAACTCCAACATATTTTGGCGTTCGGATTCTTTGGCGTAGTAATCATCGCGATATAAAAATGCTATGACATCAGCGTCTTGTTCGATATTGCCTGAATCTCGTAAATCGCTCATTACAGGGCGTTTGTCCTGACGTTGTTCGACACTGCGATTGAGTTGAGCTAGGCAAATAACAGGGCAATTAAACTCTTTTGCCATTTGCTTTAAATCCCAGGATATTTGGCCAATTGCTTGAGTTTGATTATCACGTGGATTGCTTACTCGAATGATTTGCAAGTAATCGATTAAGATAACGGGCTTTTTATCAGGGTTGGCCTTAATGATTTTTCGTGCAGTAGCTCGAATCTGTGGGACGGTCATCCCTGCTCGATCATCAATTTCGATATTGGCATTATCAAGCATGCCGAGCGTTGACATCCACTTTTCTTTTTGTCCGTCTGTAAAATACTCATAGGGATTGCGCATCTTTAAGCGATTAAAATTGCCTGTTGCGGCAATAAGGCGATCAATTAGCGTGGTGCGACTCATTTCCAGTGAGAAGATGATTGGTAAATAGCCATCCCATCCCGCTTTTAGTGCGATATGGTTCATCGTGTCCGTTTTCCCCATCGAGGGTCTAGCTGCAATAATCGTAAGCTCAGCATCTTGAAAACCGTTTAGTAGCTTATCCAAATCGAGTAGCCCTGTAAGCACACCTGTTTTGCTGTTTTCTTGCTCGAAAGGTCGCTTCGCCATTTGCATTAAGTCGGCTTTAATGCTCGTATTGGTAGTCGTATATTGCATCATGAGCTTGTCCAGTGCCTGTTGAATTTCCGCTATGCCCCAATCTTCTTGCTGTGCTTGCTCCATCATTTGACGCTTCGATCGCTCTCGCCAATTCTCCAGCACAATGGTTTCATACTCCTCAAATTTCGTTGCACTCGCAAAGCTCCCAAGCTCCGCTAAATAATTTGCCCCACCAAGTTCAATCGGCTCTCGTGTTGTCAGCAATGTGATATAGTCAACAGCTTTACGTTCACTGACAAGCTGTAACATGCTCGTAAAAATATTTTGATGTACTTGCGAAATAAAATGGGCTGCCTCTAAGTTGCTATCTGCAATTAAATAATTTTCATGGAGCATCGTTCCCAGTAGACTTTTTTCAGCTAGCTCGATGCTAATGTTTTGGTATGCCATTACAGATCTTCCCCCTTGCTAAAATCTAAATCGAGTGATTCAGGCAAATGAGTTTGGTTTGTTGGTACGCTCTGTTTTTCGTTCAAGTAGCTTTCAAATTTTGTAGCGTTGAACAACGTATCTGGACGCAAGTATTTATTCATGTCCGGATTGTGCAGCCACTGTTTGACCTTTGTATCGATGACACATTTGAAGTGCTCCAACGTATAGCCATCCTTCAGTCGGGCATGGATAAGTCGCTTGGTAGCAGCTGTTGTGGCTTTAAAGTTTTTCTGAGCTGTTTTGTTTAAGTAAGCAATAATTTCATGCACAATGTCGAGTTGCTCGACATTATTATTATTTTTATTACTCTTAATATCTTTGGTTATTGGTGCGGTCAAAGTGTCCTCACTTGATGAGGTCAACTTGTCCCCCTGTGTAGGGTCATGTTGTCCACATGTGTCTGGACATTTTGACTCGCTCGATAGGTCATGTTGTCCCATCGTTATATAACCAAGTTTTGTATAATTTAGCCGATACCATTTCGTCTTGTCGATTTTATATTTGTTGTATTGATCCGTTGAAATGATATAGCCATTCTCCTCAAGTTTTCTAATCGTACGCCTAATCGTTTTTTCAGACCAAAACGGAAACTCCTTTTTCCAGTGCTGATAGCTGTTAAACACCCATTTATGCCCGTCATAGACATGTGCAGAAATCAGCAATTTATAATGCAATTGCTGTAATACAATCGCCTCATTCAAGCCTACCTTAGTAGCTAAACTAGGCAGAACTTGTAAAGGCGGTTCATTGATGAGTAGATTCATGTGTCTGCCCCTCCTCTCCATGTGGAAATAAAGTGCAAAGCATCTTGAAGCTTGCACTGTGGAACATCTCGATATGACACCACTTGATAACGGCGTTTGATTTCACGATAAAGGGACGCGAAAAAGGCTGGACGGCGCGCTTGCACCATACACAATTGATTTACACGTTCAGTCACCGCTTGTCGTAAACGCTTTTGCTCGCCTGTATGTAGTGTGATTCCATGTAGCTGTTGTTCAATTTCCTGTACACGTTGCTCCAAGGCTAATAAGCGTTTCTCGTCATAGGGCAATGAAATGGCTTGTACTTGCTGCAATTCGGTTGTCAGTTTGTAATACTGCGCAACAAGCAGGTGGTATGCCTCCCACGCCTTGTCACTTTTGAGTGACTTCGCTAACAAAAATGCCCCTTCTTCTGTCCACAGGTATAGCAATGATACAAATTTGAGGGTGGCGTCATTTTGTCGCCCACCTTTAAATTGTTTCAGTGCCTCCCCTGTTAGCGCAAAGTAATGCGTACCTTCTTGATAATGCTCCTTGTTTCGTTGAAAATTTCGTATTAACGACTTACTGTCCACTTCGTACGCCTCAGCAATTTGAGCCGTTGTTAACACCTTTTTATCCGCGTGTTGAATCTCTGTTAAATCCATGCGACTTCTCCTTTCATAAGGGTGGCGACAAATTGTCGCCACCCTATGAGTGCAAGGTTGCAACATCAAATTCACTAGACAATTGATGAACCCTAAAAATAAATCAAACCATTTGCAATTGATTCTCTAAATCTTCCACTAATTCAATAGCATCTCTTATAGCAGTAACTCGACCCTTTTGTGCGAAGTAATCCTTTTGATTGCTTACATACAAACAACTATCGTAGGCTTCCGCTACATCGACGGCATAATCCCGTAACAACTCTTCTTCCTGCGCCAGAAATGCATACAGTTTCTCTAAAACTTCTTTCATATCCGTTCCTCCTTTATTGACTTCTATCCAGTTCTTGTCCATAATAAAAGGACAAGATTTTTATTAAATTTTTGAACTGAGACCGACCAAAGCTACAGTTCAACCTTTATGCAGGTGCTATTGCGCTTGCATTTTTTCTTTTTCAATCGAACGAACAGCTACTAAATGAATGCCCTCTACTTCAGCATATAAATGCTCATTTTCAGGCTCAGGAAATTGAGAAAGCTCCATGCGAATGTCCTGAACACCTTTCGTTAAACGTTGAAAATCGTCATATGACACTTGCACATTACAGATTCCATCATAAAAATCTATCCCTAAAACCCCTGCATTTTTTGCCATCGCATGTTTTTCCTTTAACATGGATATCAAATCCTTCATTTCATAATTTGAATAACATATATCTAAATTGGCATTCGCTAACCTATGCAATTTGTATTTAGTTGTCTCTTGATAAGCTAAAAACGCTTTGATTTTTTCCATAGTGTTCTCCTTTCTGATTTCATAAAATAATCCAACATACAAATCCACCAACCATCGGAAGCAATGTTTGTAAAATTGTTAGCCCGTCCATCCCCATTAAAAACGCGACAGCGACCTCTTGCGTATTTGTTTGCTTAAACCATTCCATAAAGGTGATGGCATCAGGAATCTTTACGCTATTTTCGAATTTAGAGATACAAGACTGCGATCGATTCATACGAAATGCCAGTTCTTCTTGTGACAACCCTGCGCGTTCACGACAGGCTTGCAAAATGGCGCCAATTTTCATCGTCTCACCACCTTTCACATTCCAAACCGGAATACAATATTACGTTGTTTTGTTTTAAAATTTTCATATAAAACATTAACCTATGGATCTAAAAGGCTTCACATTTTGCTCTACCCACTCCGTATGATCCTCCACCCATCTCATAAACAAATGTGTTGGAATTAACACCCCCGCTTCACGTAAGACAGGAAAATCCTCTCTTCCTAACAGCTCGGACGTTTTCGTATTCCCAATGCGTAGTAGCTGTTTCAATTCATTCCTCGTAAGCATTGGCGGCAGTGGTCTCACTTGCCAATCCAAGTCATTGAGCGCTGCCCTCATTTCCTCCCTAATTAATGCCCGAAGTTCAGCAGAATCAAAATTTACATTGATCATGTCCTTACCTCCATTATAAATTTTGACCTATATCCAAAATTGTAATTAAATGTAAATAATTTGTTTCATCCTGTTTCGTTTATGTTCTTAAAATTAAGGGTTAGTTACTGAAAGTCTCATTCATTTTTGTTCTCTTTCGTTTACATTCGTACAATTTCTTGAAAACTGGAAAAAAAGTGCCCCCCTCCAAGTCAAGTACTTTTTTTATAAATCCGGAAATAATTCAAAAATTGATGTCTCCAGAACCACTTCCAACTGCAATGAAACCTCTAATCCTGGTTTAACTCGACCACTCTCAATAGCGCTTATCATAGCAGTTGAACAGCCGACCATTTTCCCTAACTGTGCTTGCGTAAGTTGTCTCGCTTTCCTTTCAGCAATCATCCGCTCACGCTTAACCCCTTTTACATTTCGAAACTCATCCGAAGGTAGAGGCTTTTTGCGCTTTTTCTTACGCTTCGGTTTTGTCATGCTCCATCCCAAACTTCTCACCTCCCCTTAAATCATCCAAACTCACTTCTAATGCATCTGCTAGTTTGCACATTATTTTGAATGTAGGATTTGGATTCTCGCTATTTTCAATCATTTGGATAGTAGAATCTTTCACTCCTGATAGTTTCGCTAACTGGTAACGGGATATTCCTTTTGTTTTTCTAATAGTTTTTAAACAAAACACAATATAGCCACCCTTTTTTAGCAAATATCAATATATTCATAGGTTTGAATCTTAAGGAGATCACTTTAAGAAAACACCAGACATCATTTATATTAGTTGGTAAGATTAGCACCTTCACTGGTGCTAACCTTCCTCTACTGTAGTGTTGTTAAGCATTTGAATTCTACCTTTCTGTGAATCTATAAAATTTACAAGGCTTTATTACTATTCGAATAACTAAAACTTCACACGCTCAGAGCGATAGTCTAAATCCATACGAATGAACCCAAGCATGGCGTATGCATCGTTGTACGTCATGTTTACTTCTTTAAAAAGCTCTATGATTTTATTAGACATATCTATCGCCTCTTCTAAAGTACAATCTTTCCAAATGTTACAAGCATACGCCTCTTCCAAGCTCCTTACATTTGGTGGATAATTTCGTAACAAGTACTCTTTGAAAGTTTGTTTACGCATCTTTCTCACCTCCTTTCAATAAGTAGTTAATCCGACCATACGACTGCATATACAACGAGAAAATAATCAATACTACCGTTAGGAAGTTCATTTTAACAACATATATATGAGTATCATTGTTTGAATTGCTATGAGAATTCGAAGGTACTTGTCTCTAAGTAATAAGGACTGCACACCTTGTTCAATCACATGAAGTAATAGTGTCGTTTCAGACTCCGTACCCGCAGAATTTCCCTTTTCAGAATCAATCATTTTAATCAACCCCCTTAACAAACTTCACAATTCGTGTAGTTTAAGTGTAAAAAATTTCTCCTACAGTTTTATTATAGTAGGAGGCTATTTTCACTTTAATGTCATCTTTAGGAATGCGTTGTCCATTCTCATACATTTGTACCGCACTTACACTTACTCCAATGCCTTTAGATACTTCTTCACGGGAAGTATCTCCCCGTAATTCCATTAAAATTTTTCCTATTCTTTCCCTATTCACTTAACCACCCCTCTAAAGTACACGAATCGTGTTGTTATTTATAATATAAAACAAGACAAAATGTGAAGTCAATTAAAATTTAGAAATTTTTCTTTAACACAATATGTGTTATTATAAAGATAGGTGATAAAATTATGACAGAACCTTTTGGTCAAAAACTTAGGACTCTTCGAAAGCGTAAAAATATATCTCAAAAAGAGTTTGGTAAATTTTTCGGTCTAGCTGAAAGCACAATTAGTATGTATGAGCGCGATGAGAGACGACCTGATTTTGACTTACTTAATAAATTTGCTGATTATTTTGAAGTCAGTACCGATTACCTTCTTGGTCGTACTGACAAACTTGAACTTTTACAGCAAGAAAGAGACGATGCTGCTTTTGAAGCTTTCGCCAATGATCCAGAGCTGAATGTGTTTTATAAAGAGCTCCCTAAATCAGATGAGGAAGCTGTACGTAAGCTACGGAACATTTGGGAAATCATTAAAAACGAAAAAAAATAAGCTATACATCGATATGATGTATAGCATTTCTGTTCTGCATACAAATCTACTGAATAATGGGTGGTGCTAATTGTGAAACAAATTTCTTCGGTGATTGGTGCAATTGCTTTACCGTTTGTTTCAAAATTAATAATTCCAGATAATATTTCCTTAAATACACAACTATTAATGCTTATTTCTTATTTCTTACTTATTACTGCTGTTTTAGCAGGAATTTTTTATTTTCGAACTAAGGATTTAATAAAAACTTTAATAGAAGTTAAACAAGAATCCAAAGAGAGTATTCTAAAATTAGAATCCAAATACGAAAATGAGATTATTCAACTAAAAGATGAAATTAGAAATCTTGAAAATAATAGGGAAGGTTTAAAAAACATGATTACTTCCAAAGGAGAGGAAAACATGCAATTAAGATCACTTCTTTCACTGTATGCCTACTCACATCCGATTGAAAGACGGCAAGAGCTTGAACATGCTGCTAGTATACATATAGGGGGACTAAACCATGGAAGCGAAAGTAATTAAAATTATTGACGACTATAGAATTGTTCTCAATGTCGGATCAAATGATAGAGTAACTGAAGGAATGCTTTTTCAAATTATAGAAAAACAAGGTGAAGAAATACTTGATCCTGATACTGGTGAGTCCTATGGTACTTTGGATATAGTAAAAGCTACTCTTAGAGTAATAGCTGTCTATCCCAAAATGTGTATTTGTACGAACAGTAAATCGACGAAGGCTCTTGGTGATCCCCTTGCATTTTCAATTACAGCCCGATTAAATGTTAATCTAAATCAAGTAAGCGGTGGATATAATCAAAACATCATTTCACCTATTCAACTCGGTGATTTGGCATATAAAAAGTAATCAATTATTTACCATTTCGAAATATAAAAAGAGAAGAATAGAATATGCTACAACTACATGTTCTTATTTATACACCAATTCCTAATCTTTAAAAAATTTTAGAAATGTTATAGTTATATTTACACAGGACCAAATATTTATAATCCTATAGTGTAAAATTATAAATTAAAAGTGGAGGTATTAATGAGTTTGCGTCAGAAAAAATATTATTTAGCTAAAGTTAGTATTAGCGAAAACATCTTTTCTTCTATGGAGAATAGATACAACATTATTAATGAACATATTCCAAATGCAATTTTAAATAAAGAATCAGTGATTGAATATGATAAATACAACTTCCGAATAACAGATACACAAGAGTATACATATGGTGACGAAAAATATATAGCTGGAAATTTAACTAGATTAACTAAAATGACAGCTACTATTTTAGATGGAAATCAAACTAGGGAAAAAACGTTTGAAGATGTTAAAGCAATCCCAGTTGATTTTTTTTATAATATAAAAAAAGAAGTTGTTGCTTATAGAACTTGTACCGAAATAGATTCGGAAAAATTTATTGATAACTTTAGACAAATTATAGAGAGAGACCATAGAGTTGGTGATATTAAACTTATTCCGTATACATCTGCAAATAGTATTCGTGATTTTTTCAAAGAATTGGATGTAGTAACTGAAATAAATTTTAATCTGATTAAACCAAATAATCCTGGATCAAAAGAATATTTTGATTTTGAAAAAATTATTGATGATAATAATTTAAGGGTTTTAGATATTAATATGTCTAATGCAAATGGAATAAAATATAATAAAGAAGATTCTAATGAGTTTACAGATTCTATAGAAAGTGGTATATCATTAACAGAAAGTGCTTATGGTACAGTCGAAGTAAAAGGTTACGTTGAAACTGAGGTACCTGGTAAACGCAAAAATAGAAAGAAAAAGAAAAACTTTAAATCAGCTACTTCTGCTACATTTCCACGGTTCTTTAAAACAAGAGAAAATGATAAAATCAGTATTTTAGAAAGAGTTAACGAAGAAATTAAGAGATTATTTTTGTGAGGTGAAACCAATGCGAGAAGGGATGAAGAAAAAATATAAAGAAACTACATTTTTTGGCATGTTCAAAATTAGTGGACCAAGATTAGTTTTTAATTTTACTCTCTTCTACTCCCTATTAGCTACATTGTTAATTCACTATATCTTAAGTGGTTTTAAACTTTCTGATTTTAGTGTATATGCACCAGAATTAGCAAAAGATTTTTACAATAGGATATCCGGAATGAGTGCTTCTATATTTGGTATAGTAATAGCTTCTTTAGCAGTATCAATGACAGTTTTTAATCAAAAAATATTAGAACCTCTAGAAAAAAGTAAATTATTACACAAATTTTTGTTTCCATTCTGGTATCTAATAGTATTATGGGGCATTATCATCCTTATTTCTACCATAGGACCGTATTTATATGGAATCAATACAACTACAACTATTTTTTTACCATACCTATTAGTATTTGAATTATGGTTATTCATTTACGCTTTGTTTTTTGCAATAAAAATAACAGGATTGCTTATTCGTTTATTTTTACAAAACGCAAAAGTGCTGTAAATTTAAGCCCCACTTCTCAATAGTGGGGTTTTATAGTAGAATTAAATAGAACACTTGTTCTTAAAACGAATTTGGGGTTGTTAAGATGTTTTATACAACACACACAGAGAATTTCCTCAAAATATTATACAATCGTATGGATATATTTAAACCTCAGCAGCTAAATTTCACTTTAATTGCTTCTAAGCTATGTATTCGGATTATCTATTGGTCAGATGAAAGCCAAGCTCTTTTTACAAAAGACAAAGCTTACATTTTTTTAAATGAAGAACTTACACACCAACAACAATGGCAAGATTTCTGCCATGAACTAGGTCATGTTCTCTTACATACTGGCAATCAACAACGCATGTATCCCCTATTCCGTGAATATCAAGAATATAAAGCAAACAACTTTATGTACCATGCTTGTATCCCCTCTTTTATGTTGGATGAACTAGAGCCTAGTGATCTCACTGTCGAAAATGTACAACAGCTGTTTAATGTGGAGTTTGATTTTGCATTCAAACGATTAGAACAGTATCGCAGTAAAAAGTTACATATGCTGAATTGGAATAGTGAGACAGATAACTTTATTTTATAGTTAAAACAGAATGGTATATGCATTCAAAACTAATGAAATGAAGGTGAACGATTTTGAGTTTAGGTGAGTTATTAAAAGAACTACGTGGTGATGAATCTTTACGCGATGCAGCAAAACGTATGGATATTACGTTTTCTTACTTGGCTATGCTTGAAAGAGGAACGGATCGTCGTACTGGCAATGCAATCAAACCAACACCTGAAACATTGCAACGCATTGCCACAGCTTATCAATATGATTACATAAAACTAATTTACGTTGCAGGTTTGTCCGATGAGCCTACTTATAATCCTGCATTAAAAGAACCGTTTCCCCACAATCCCTCATTACAGCAATGGTACAAGTCTCTACCCCAATGTAATGAGAAAGATGTCGAGAAACTAAAAATAATTTGGGAAGTACTTTCATAAAGGTGGTGACAACTAATGCATTTCGTTCAAATTAATAAGACGACTTGGCGGTGCACTGGTGAAGGCCCTCGTAACCCTGCCACTGGCAAACGCCGTCAAATTACACGTCGTGGTAAAAGTAAAACAGAAGCACGAGAAAGAGTTGAAAAAGCTATAGCTGAATTAAACAAAGCATATTACTTCGATGCTAAGATAACGTTTGATGAATTTAGCCAAGATTGGTTAAAGCTCTATCGTATGAAGGGTAACAAGGAAACAACCAACGAACATCGTACCTATTGCATCACCCTACTCAATCGCTACTTAGCTAAAAAGAAAATGACCGCAATCACTTCTATCGAATTACAAGGTTTGCTCAATCATTTATTTGCTAATGGAACTGCCTATAATACGCTTAGAGGTACTCATAATACAGCCAAAATGTTATTTGCCTATGCAAAAGAATCAGGATTGATTGAAACGAACCCTGTAGAGGCTACTTTTGTGCCGAAGAAAAAAATGACGTTAGAGGAAGCTAGCAGTGAGGATACAGCGAAGCTTTATTTAGAAACAGATGAGCTAAAAGAATTTTTAAGTTACGTGGACAAACATCGTAATATCATATATCGCACGCTGATCTACGCAATCTCTTTTACAGGAATGCGACCAGGCGAAGCTGTTGCACTAAAGTATGAAGATGTGGATTTAGAGAAGAAGGTTATTCAAATAAACAAAACGGTGTATGCAAAGAAAAGTTTAAGGGGTGACTTCGAGCTCACTCCACCAAAAACAGCTGGCAGCGTCCGCTCCGTCGATATTGATGATATTGTGGTGGAGAAAATGAAGCAACTTTACCAATGGCGTGAATATCGCGAATGGACAAAGTCCGACTTTGTATTCGGCGACAAGGAGGGCATCCCTCCTACCGTCAAAATGCTCAATCAAACAGTCCGTCGCATCGGCGCTCTCACCGACATCAACAAACAATTCCGCACCTACATCCTCCGCCATACACATATTAGTCTACTGGCAGAGGCTGGTGTCGATTTGAATTTTATTATGAATCGGGTTGGTCATAAAAATTCTGATACTACTACCAAGATTTATTTGCATGTTACATCTGGGATGCGTGTGGCTGCTACGGAGAAGATGCACGATAAGTTTACCCAACTAATTGTAAAATGAAAATTAAAACTAAATTCAAGAGAGTTACTATCTAATACTTTGTATCTCTCTTGTTTTGTTATGATTAGTTTGGGATTGATTGTAATCGCAACTCCATTGGCTTTATTTATAGGTGGAATGGCAACAGCCTCCCCGACCAGCACTACAAATGATTTTTGGGCAGGATTTCTCTTCATCCAGGGGATACCACTTTTAATACTAATAATTGGAATCTTAAAAGGGTTTATCATTGACATAAGAAAAAATAAATAAGCATATAAATAGTAATAATTAATTAGGTTTAAAAAAGACAAGTTTGTGAAGAAGTCTACTTAAACTATAGGGGCTTTAGTTAAATGTTCGATTTTCGAAATATCAAACATAAAAACTGAGTTGATTCTACACATTTTGTAGATTAACTCTGTTTTTATGTTTTAACAGCAACAACCTTCTAGAAAACAGCCCTCTTGAAAAAGGAAATTCTTACTTTAATATTACCAAAGGATTTGTATTTTTATTACAATTACAAATGCAACTGTAACTTCCTTTGAAGATTAAACTAATATTTATCTATGATTCACAGTATATTCTTGAATAATAAGATTGGATTCTAATTTAAAAGATTTTAATAAACCAGCGACTGTACTAACATCATAATTTGATTGAGCTACCTGACTTGCAAAATCTCGTAATCTATTACGTAATAATTCTAGTTTATCTTTATTAATTATTCTAATTCGTGAGTCTGGACTTGCAGCATAATCGAACTTGACGTTAGGATGAATCATAATTGGAGTAAAGGTATTTATAGCAGGATACATTTCTTCAAACCAAACAATTGAACCATTCAATTGATTGCAGTAATCTTTACAGATTGTAGTAGAAGTAGCCTCATTTTTACATTCTATTACAAAACAATTATTATTTATACTCGCCCATAAATTATCAGGACCTTTTCTGAACTCATTTTCAGGTCTTTGAGAAATAAAACCTAAATGTTCTCCCAAATCCTTAATCGCTTGTTCAAAAACATTTGCAGAGAAATCCTCAAAATGTAGTTTATCAATCAATGCATTAAATCCTAATAAATAATCGTTAGTATCCTTATAAGTGTCAATATTAAATTTACATAGTTTATTAACTTGAGGTATACTATCGAATTGCATTTTTCTGTAAACTATTCCATTTACAGGGTGTAGTAAATGGCTATTTAGTTTTTTAGCTGACATCAATGTCTCTTGAGCCGCTACCTGATTAACAAAATTTTCATACTTTGCATATTTGTATTTTAAATATCCTTTTAAACTATTGTTTGTTGTAACATTAATAATTTCTTGTATCTTTTCCATTGCGCCCCTATAATCTCTATTTTTCGCATCATTAAAGGCTTTTCTTTGTTTGATTATTAATTCATCAAAAGAATTTTGAGAATTATATTTTAATTTTAAAATCGTAGCTTTACTTAACCTTACCCATTCAGAATTTCTAGATAAACAACTTGATATTGCACTATCAATCTCTATCAATGTAGCTCCCTTTAATTGTTTATCTAAGCTCTTTGACAATTTCAATTGCATTTGTGTAGTTTCAGTAAACATCTTTTTTGCATCACTAGAGTATAAAAATTGGACTAAAGAATTCCCCATTAAAAAAACAACACAATGGTCTTCTTTTGATCTAATGCCGCGCCCCATTCCCTGCTCTATCCTTTGGATAGTATCCTTTATAACTTCTCGACTACCTCTTAGTGCAATTTGTTCATATTTTTCAAACTCACTTCTAGCATCTGGCATTCCATCAATAACCAAAACCTCACATGCCGACTTTGGTAGATCAATTCCGTCATATTTGTTAATTAGTACGACAAGTCCAACATGTTGTTTTTTTAATTGCTCAACGGTTCTAAGCATTTCTATTTGAGATAAAACCACTACATCTGCTACATCTTTCCAATAATTAGCCCTAAATGTTGATGGAACTAATATTACAACATTAACTTTAGCTGAGAGATACTTATAATATTGTTTTAACTCATCTTCTGTAATTTTAGGATTTAACTCTTGTGGAATAAGAATCATTCTTTCTCCAATATCATTTGCATTACCTGGAGTTATACTAGTATTAATTTCTTCACTATCAATATCAAAATGAGAAACTAAAATTGTATCATCCTCGATTGTGGCACTCATAAATATTCTATGAGGACATTCATGAAAACTCGGTATAACTTCAATTGGTAAAAAATCGACATTAATAACCAATTCTTTACCTGTTATTATACATTCTGAGAGTTCTAAATTGTCCTTTAATAGTTTCCAATTAAAAAATAAGCTTTTATTATCCTCACTATCATCATCACGTTTCTCGTGTAAAATTCCTAAAACCTTTGAAATATTATTCTTCCATTCCCAAAAAGGAATTAATTGTTGAGAATTTTTGTCTCCATCTTTAATTTCTAGATATCTACTTTCAGATTGTTCTTTCATACAATCACTAAATATATTTAAGAACTTCTCATAAATATCATTTGTCCTAGGAATACTTATCGAAAATTGGGATTTAGCAACTTTCATACATGCATGTGCATCATCTATAACAATACAGCCAATTGATTTTCTTATTTCACCAACGCCAAAATTGGTTCTACCATTAATAATCGTGTGCATATTTGTGATTAATATACTTTCACCATTTAAAAATTCACTAGCTTTATTATCCTTAGTAACATTTATTCCTAAATCCTGGGCTTCTTTAATTATTTGCTCGATTAAATAATTATCAGGTACAATATATATTGCTGGTCCTTTTCCATCATTTAAATATGATTGAAGCATGAGTAAACCAACAACTGTTTTCCCACTACCAGTATTCATTTTGATTACTGTGTTTCTTTTTTCTCTGTAATCATTAAACCATGTTTGTAAAACTGTTTGTTGAGCAGGTCTTAGTAATTCCTCATATTTTTCATCTTTTTCTGGCAGTAAATCAAAAATTTCTATTGGATCATTTATCTCACTACTTAAAGTATCTTCTAAAAGTTTACTAAAATCTAACATTCCAAAACCGCCTTTTTTAAAATATATTATACATTAAAGGAATATTAAACCATATATTAAATTTTAATCAACTTTATTAAAAATTGCGTAAAATTTAATGTTTGCTTATTTTTTTAAAAATATTTAGTAGCGCTTATTATAATAGAGCAATAGAGATATCTAGTGCTTGATTTATAGTTCATTTGAATTATAAATTTAAATTAAGAATAAATGTTTACTTTCCGTGACTTTTTTCAAAAACCCAACCTCAAAAAACCCCTATAAACGTTGATATATCAAGACATAGAAAAAGCATGAACGCATACATTCGTCGTAAGCATTCATGCTTTTACCCTCTTTCATATGTAATCACAAAGCCCATTATAGCAAGGTTTCTTACGAATGTACAAAAACTTGTTTTCGCCCAAATTCACATGTTTTCGGGAGAAATGTGACTTTTTTTGTGTAACGAAGTGGCATTGGTTGTGGATTGTTACACACCTAAAAACTGGGATTGAATAGCATGTAGGTATGCAACAGAATCTAGTTCATTTTTTTGGTTTTAAAGCACAATCAATTTCATGTAGCCAAGCTTTCCCGCCATAAACGACAAATGTTGTTTCCTTGTCTGCTTTATCAAAAATTTGAATTCTTTGCGATATTAGAAGATTTAAGCCAAGATTAGCTCGATTGATATCATTTAAACTCAACTCCCAATATAAATTAGGATTTATATTTAAAGCATGTGCACAAAAAATCAGTCGTTGGTTTGTTAATAACAGCCGACCGCCATCTGAACGCATTATACTGTAGTAGATATTTGCAAAACCTGAGCGTATTGGTAATTCATCTTTCTTCATTTCAATCTCATGAAAAAAGATTTTTTTATAGGTAGGTTTGAAAACATCTAAATCATAAGTCAGTTGTTTCGCCTTCGAAGTAATAATATAACTTCCACAGTACTCACAAATATTTTCCATTGGATTAAATGTAGCAGCACAGTTGGGACAATTTAATGCTTTCACCATTGATTCATTCACTCCCTATGACTGTCTATTTTGTTACAGTATAATTAAAAACAAAAGAAAAAACCAGGCACTCATTTTTTTTCTGAGCACCTGGTATTCGGTTTACTTACCACGTCTTTGTTGAATGGTAATGTATAAACCAATTAAACGATCCGTTCACATAACTGTTTCGCTTCCTCTGTTTCTGGTGGGTAACGTTTTGTAATTTCCTCTTCTAGTTTCTTTGGAAGAGTTTTCGTTTCATACGTTTTAATCGCTTCAGTCACACGCGTATCAGCAAATGACTGTAACCATTTCTTACCCTCATCATTGTCGTTTAGAAATGATTGAACCAATTCAAGTGTCAATCTAGCCCCTTGTCCGTTTCCGCCATCTCCTTGTGGTGGATGATCCCCTGAAGGATTTCCTTCACCACCATCAGCAAACAATTGAATAGCTAAAGGCAAAAAAGTTTTTAAATATAATGGATTGTTGTTCATCATGTCGTCCTTGCCCAATTTAGTTATTGGATGGAATCCCTAAACTGTTCGATAGTAGTTTTTTCCCCGTTCTTTATAGCGTCTGCGAGAAGAAAGACAAAATAAAAAGCCACTCAGCATGAATGGCTTTTTAAGCTTATAAAAGATTTTTTAAATTAGATGAACATTATTGAACTAAAGTCCCCCTAAGTTATAGAAGAACAGCAGTGCTTATTCAACAAGCGTGCCATAATATTGAATAATACTCCGATATATATGACTATTTTTGTTCTCATATCGCATTGATAGTAAATCTACCTTGTGATGCTTTGATTTCAATATAATATTTTTTATTTCTTTTCAGGCCTTCTAATTTCACACTTGTTCCAGCAGGTACTTGAACTTCATCAATGACTATATTGTCATTCTCATCTTTTACTCTTAATAAAACGTTCTTTTCATTATTTGCATGATTAACGATTTCTTTTCTCCAAAAAATACTATCAAATATTATATAGTTTTGATCATTAAACTTTACACCCTCCCACATTTCCGCCGTATCATCAGTTACAGTTGCAAATCCCCATTCATCTGGGAAAAAGATGTCATTGACAGCCCCAACATCTTGTATGATCCATGCTCCTATTATTGTCATCATAAATGTTAACACAACCGCTAGAAGCACTTGAATACGTCGCTTTTTATTAATTCGTCTAAAAGGCTCTTTTGCTACTGCTACTTCGTTTGTCGTTATTTGAATACTATTGGCTGACTGCTTCATCATTTGAAGGGATCGTTGACACTCTTCACAGTGTTCTATATGTTTTTCAACAGCTTTAGCAGTCTCTTCACTACATATTTCATCAATATAAGATGGCAATAAATCTTTAATAATATTACAATTCATGGGGATCAATCCTTTCTGATAGTTTTAATTTCGCACGATAATAGGTCACTCTTGCCCAGTTTTCACTTTTATCAAATATCTCACCAATTTCTTTAAAGCTAAGTTGAATCGATGTTCTAAGTAAAAAGATTTCTCGATAAGGCTCTTGTAAGCGATGAATTTCTTTATGTAGCGATATTAGTGTACTGCGTTTTATAATCGCAACATCTGGTAAATCTTTGTTTGAGGGGATTTCTGATCCCATTAGCATAATATTTTCTAAACTGGTATTATCAATGTTCTTCGCTTTTTTTAAGTAGTTATAATAGCTGTGTTTGGCAATTTGGCATAACCAGACAGATATTTTGCATTCTCCATTGTAACGATGGATTGACTTAACTGCTTGATAAAACGTTTCTTGTGTTAATTCTTCAGCTAAATCTACATTCGAAGTTAAACAAATAAGAAACCGTTTTACTTCATCTGCATAAGATTGATATATTCTACTTAAATCCTCCACCTGCCCCCTCCTTTCCTTAAATATTAACTGGGATACTTATATATAGATTTAGAACGATTTTCGTTACAAGAAATTGTATTTTTTTAAATTTTTTATCTTTCTTCAATGTTTATATTCTATTATAGGTGAAATTCAAATTCCCCACAGTGCTTCATTACTGAGTAAAGAAGTAAAAGGGTGATAGATATCACCCTTATTTATGGCTTTTACAATTCAGGTCTTAATTTGTGATAATGCGTTTACATAATTTACGTAAAATTCTATTTCCGATTTACGTCTTTGAAGTTCGTAAAACATTATAGTCATTAACTTTTGACAACAAAGACCTTTATTTAATGCAGCATTCACCGCCAAATAAAGTAGGTGTATTTCTCTATCACCCACTTCATTCACCACACTTTTGCACCAATCGTTAAAATCATTTGATAGTGGCGGTGTAAGATTATAAAACTCTGAATATTGGATCATGGCTTGTAAACACTTTCACTTGGTATTTGCACGATGCTCCCTCCTTGGAGTAACATCCACTTTTAATTAATAACATTTTCGGTTATTATTATAATGAAAAATGTTTAGAGTGGATGTCACTCATATTTAGTACCGCATTTCAAGCGCCAACTTGAGATGTGGTTTTTTATTTTTCATTTTCAACAACCCTTAAATAACGTGGTCTAGGTTTCTTAACCTTCGTTACTTCACCTGTTTGACTGTTCTTAATATATTGTTTGCCACCAACCCCGTCATGCATTGTGTATGATGGTAGTCCCTGCTCTTCTATAAATTCTTCCATAAAACTCTTACCCGTTTCTAATTTACGTAAATCACTCGCAATCCCCATCATTTCTAACATATAATGACTGATTGTCCAATTTTGATATTCCCAAAGAAACTCATCAATTTCTTCACCAATCACTTTATCCTCACCAAAACACTCGATATATCTACGAGTATAAAAATAATCTTTCCAGTAATCCTCTTCCGCATAGTAAACCTTATTTATTGGAAAAATGTTTTGAAATTCTCTTGGAGTTAATAAAGCCAACAATGAATTGATAAAAGTTACTAGCGAAAACTTACTTTCTAGCCCCTCTTTATTATTACTTCTCGATTCAGAGGCAATAATCATTTTAACACCTGACCATATTAACTTTTTGAGTGTATCTTTATCATATTCTGCAGCAGTTTTGTACTTGTCACTAGCTTTTTGAAGTTCATTAATAAATATTTTTGAATATAGCACGTAATAATCGGGTTTTTCTTTTTTAATTCCATCTATTACTTTTAAATGACTCTTTGAACTCATTCAAAAACCTCCTCTAGTAAATTACTAGCAAACCATGTTCAGCTAAAATTTTATTTACAAAGTAAATTTGACCCTTACCAGTAATCTTTGGCGTGCGTATTTTTTTCATCTCCCTATTATTTCCTGTTCGAAGCCCATGTTTTACAACGATTACACCCAACTCTAAACTACGTTGAGTAGGCATATTCCACATATCACCTCTTTGTTTACATAGATAACCGTTGTCACGCAACCATCTAAACAATCTAACCTCGCCTATATTTACTCCTTTTTGTCTTAAAACTGTTGCTAAATCTTTTACAAGTACTGTATCCTTTGATACTTCGACAGCTTCTGCATACACAACCTTAGGTCTTTGTACTTCAATCATTCGTTTTTGCTCAAGTATTTCGTTTTGCTTTTTTTCAATTGTTTTTTGAGCTAATATCAAAGCTTTTGCGATAATCGTTACATCGTCATCATCTTCAGTGGTAGCAATATAACCACCATGTTTACGAACGGATGGAATAACCTCATCAAAAATCCACTTTTCATATACCTTAGCCTTTTGTTGAATTTCTGGATTTTTACTTTGCTTAGAAGCTGCTACTAACGAGATACATTTCCTAGTGTAATGAATTTTTTCTTTTGAATGCCTCCTTTTGTAAGAACGTCCTGAGTTAGGACTCCCTCCAAATCAAAATGGTCCGATATTGCTTTATAAGGCCTTGCATATTCTAATGAACTAGCTACCTCATTAGCTCCCAAATATTCTTTTTCATTAACAATGATTACTGGTAAATCACCAAACATTGGATGATTGAATGTTTTCAATTCACTCATTACAACCTCCCAAAAATTTTTAGTTTTTATTAAAGTGTTTAAAAAACATACTCCAATCGAACTTTAAATAATCTGAGATTTTTTGAGCAACCGCAACAGAAGGCGTTTTTTCTCCACGTTCTATATTCGCATAATAACCACGAGAAATATCAGTAGAATCAGCTATTTCTTCCTACTTTTTCTCTCTTCATAAAACGTATTTCAAGTTCTAGCCATATATTTTTTTAATGTTCGTTAAAGATCACCCCCTATCTTTTTCGAAATACATCTGGAAATAAGTTCTCTATAGGTTCTCCATATAAATCTTGAAACTTTAGCATAGTTTTAATAGACGGATTTCTACCTCCTTCTTCCAATTTACGGACAAATATTTCCGACAAACCTATGTTTGATGCTACTTCCTTTCTTGTATAACCAGCATCAATCCTTTTTGTCATTAGAACCTTGCGCAAAATAAACAACTCCTAATCGATACAAAATGTATCTATAATAAATACATTCACTTTTAATGGAGTGATTTCATTTGTTAGGTAAAAATTTGAAAAATTTAAGGGGTAAACGAACTCAAGAAGAAATCGCAAAAGCGGTAGGACTATCACGAGCTCGTTATGCCCATTATGAAAATGATATACGTGAACCTGATTTAGAAACCTTAGAAAGATTTGCAGACTTTTTTGATGTTTCAATTGATTACCTTCTTGGTCGTACAGAAAAACAAAAGCTTGCTCCTCAAGAAGAGGCAGACTTGACTTTCAAGCCTTTGCTAACAGTCCAGAACTACAGAAGTTTTACAAAGAACTTCCTTATTCGAAAGAAGAGGCAGTTAAGAGATTACGTGACATTTGGGAAATTTTAAAACATGAAAATTAATAATACTTAGCCAGTCAAATTGCTCTCTGCATAAAAAGCTGAATAAATAATGCGCATAAGAAAAGTCACAAACGTTGATTTAACAACATTCGTGACTTTTTGGTGTACGGCCAAACTTTGATTTGGAACGTTTATTAGGTATGTTTTGTATACTTTATAAATCCTTGTAACACTAAATATCCGTTATTGTAATTATAGGCTCTCTGATGAATCGAATTATTTAACAATACCTACACTGTCAAATGGATAAAATCTAACGTTGGCTTTCCCTAATACTTTTTCCAATGGTACTAATCCTACCTTAGGATCTCTAGTATCAGAGCTAAATCTACGATTATCTCCTAAAACAAATAAGTAGCCCTCTGGTATCTCTGTATAACCTGTTAATGACTCTAAAGTCAAGTCCTGTGTTAATGTACCATTATCTAGCAGTTGTTCTTTATACAAGTCTAAATATGGTTCTTTTACAGACTCTCCATTTATATAAAGTATGTCATTCTCATAAGCAACATGATCTCCAGGTAATCCTAAGACACGTTTAATATAATTCTCACCAGTAGGAGCTTCAAATACTATAACGTCGAATCTTTCTATACCAAAAATTTGCTTACTAATTTTATTAACTATAACTCTGTCTCCATCTTCATATGTTGGCATCATTGAAGCACCATCTACTAAAATTGGTGAAAAAATAAACGTTCTCATAGCAATAACAAACACAAATGCTACAGCAATAGACTTAATCCAGTCTAATAATTCCTTTTTCTTAGATTTCTCCAAAACAAACAACTCCTTGAATTACCATTAAATCAATTATAAGGCTCATCACCAAAAGTCGTGGGTGACAAAATCAGTGACCTGTTTCTAAACGTAAACCAAGGAAAAAACGGTCTTCATTTCGATAGCCAAAACCACGTCTTTTGATGAGTTTAATTTTATTATTCGTGCCTACCATCATGCCATCCGATAGCGGTGAAATAATGGTATCCAGCAACGCTTTTTCACGTGTTATCAATGTTTTTGCGATTTTAGAGACGGCACCACACATATGAAATTGATATTGTTTAAACCATTCTGTTAACCGTCGTTTTGCTTGTGTCATCGTTGTCGCTTTTAGGACATAACGCATATGATTCAATGCTTGATAAATGTGTTTTGTATGTAAATCTTCCTTGTACCACTGTGCAATAAATCCACGTTCTTCTTCCGTTAATTGTTCCGGTTTTCGTGCCAAACAACGGTCAATGAATCGCGATTTATGATGCTTTTTGGCTTCACCTAAATAACGTCGTCTTCGCTGCTGGGCCTCTGTGAAAAATTGCACGAGATGAAAGCGATCCAGCACATGAATCGCAGTTGGATAAACTGTTTGTATTGCGTTTGCCATCGCTGGAGCGAAATCACTTACCACGGCACGAATAGGACCTATTACTTTCTGTAAAACAGCGGTAATTGCGTCTTGATTTCGGTGAGGAACAATCGCCAAAATACGACCTGTGTCGGCATTTAAAACACTGGTCGCATAATTATGTCCTTTGCGCAAGGCGAACTCATCAACGTAGATAGCTGTAGCTGTTTCTTCTACTAATTGATCTGGTGCATACAAATAATACCAACTTCCAACAGTCGTATAGGGTAGTTCATATTCACGTGCTACATCAGCAATGGAACGCCCATGGCAACGCTGAACAAGCTCTTTACGAAACAAAGCCGATGACGCTTGTATAATCCCTAAACCAAAGTCATAGGTAAATGTAAGATCACAAGCAACACAACGATGACGTGGAATTACCATCTCAATCCAAATCAATCCGAGATGCCAAGCATAGCCATGACGAAAACGACGTAACGTTTGCGCATGACGAATGGTTTTCCCCTGGCAAAGTGGACATGGCACTGAATAAGCACCTATAGTAACAGGAAATACATTTGGTTCTTCATCAGATGGAAAAGAAACTTCGAAAAAAGATGGTAACGGTAATAGCATTTTGATAAACTTGGAGTACAAAGCGAAAACTCCTCTCGTGGTTTGTCTCGACACAATTACGATACGTGAGTTTTCGTTTTTCATCTATAGTTAAATGTAAAATTATTGAATTAACAGAAAATCAACCACAAGTTATGGTAATGAGCCGTAAAAATACCATATATTATAAAATAAGTAATATTTTTTCAAATTTTATTTAAAATGATATGAAAGTCACCCTATAGATTTAATAATCCTTTAACTTAAAGATTAACTTGTTTTATATTTCTATAAAGATGTCGGTGTAAAAACGTACTGTTACAAATGTAGAATTACTCTTTCCACCAGAAGAAAATATTGCATCCCACAGTAGGTTAATATTATTGAGAAAATGAGCTATTGATATCAATCTTTTTTATTGGAGTTTTTAGTGTTGATTTGCTGTTGTTTTAACTTTAATTTTATTATTGTTTGAAGGCAAAATAAAAGCACTCCATACAGAAGTGCTTTTACATGACAGTATGTAAATATTATTCAGAGCAACCAAGGGCAGAGGTGACAATTGAATGGGGTGTTAGAAATGAACACGGTACGCAAGGAAGTTAAACAACGTATAGCTTGGCTAATCAATCAGCAGGACCATATAGCCTTTCTCAAATGCAAAGGGTGTCCGAAACGTAAAGCTTATGATCCTAGTAAGAAATGCTGAGGATGCAAGGTTTATAGAGAACTATGGAGTATTGGGAAAGAGCTTGAGTAGATGTTTCGTTTGAGAAGGTGGAGTAAGTGAATAATTGAAAGAAATTGCGAAACAAAGGAAGGAAAAAACGAACACCGTGAGATGTTCGTTAAAGAGCTATTATTTTTCAGTTGCTGTATTCCCCATTGCAATTGAAATTCTATTCCAACTGTTGATTTGATTGATGATTAGAACAAGGTCAACATACTGTTTCTCGTCATAGTATTCACATACTCGCTTATACAGATCATCTGGAACTCTTTTAGTAGGAATTAAAGTTATATGCTCAGATAATTCTAGAGCAACTTTCTCTTCAAGTGTATAAAAAGTACATTCATTCCAAGCATTTAAACAATAAATACGCTGTTCGGTTTCACCCATCTTCCGAGCATCGGATGTATGCATGTCTATGCAGAACGCACACCCATTAATTTGAGAGACTCTAATCTTGATAAGTTCCCTAGTTGCTCGATTAATTGTAGATTTTTTAGTGTATTTTTCCATATCCATCATAATTTTCATACCATCAGGTGCAACATCATAGTAGGCAACTCTTTGACTCATAGGGCAAGACTCCTTTTGTTTATAAGATAAGATAATTATAACTATATACGAACATTCGAACTATTTTTTAGCACTAAAATATTTCTATTAAATGGGATTTAAGAAAGAAAATGTACAGAATCTATTGATTTATTTACTGAACAATATGAACACTAAACGAAAATAGAGCGATTATAATATCGCTCCAGAATCCAGTTAGGTAGTATAATCACTTATTTCTTTCAAGTTCTTCGATACGTTTTTCTAACTTTTTAATCTTAGTATCAGCTGATACAGCAAAAGCAAACGCAGCCGCTGCTAATGTAAATGCTCCAAAAACAAAAGTATTCATTAGAAACCTCCTAATTAATGATAAAGGAAAACTGTTGGAATTAATTTACGAATGAAAATGGAAAAAGTTTCGAATAGGATATACCTTTAAAAATGGAAAAGCCGCAGCGTCGTCACACGCTACAGCAAATAATTGGTTTATTCCACTTGAGCCTTCTAAAAAGCATTATACCACAGCTTAAGGGGGCTAACCTGATGGGCTAACAAGGGCAAATTAAAGTAACGAAAGAGAATTTACTGCAGTGGATTAAGAATATCATTGGATGGTTGCGACTATTGAAGAAGCACGAAAGCCAGTAGCAAATGTCGATAATAATAGTTACATTGGGGCAAAAATTGCAATGTACGGTATTGAGGCAACATTACCAAAGGCAAGCGGAGGTACTAGTGATCCAGTGTATACAGAAGTACAACGTCGTGTATATTCGCTAAATTATCGGATTAAGGAATATGAGCAAAAGATTGCAGAGGTACAGAATCGTATTCCGTTAGTGCATGGGGATAGAGAGATTGAAGTGCTTCATAGGCTACTTAACGGAAACAGTATGAGAGCGATTGGAAAGCACATGAAACTATCCAGTACAACGATATTTAGGGTAAGAAAAAACATATTGAAACAAATGATGAAGTAG